ACCGCTGACAGAAAGAGTGCTGCCAATCCTTGAAGCTTGGGATGCAGCGCCATCAACTTGCAGTTGCACGGAGGACTGAATCTTGTGGGTGATGTCTGCCTGGGCAGGCAATGCAGCTGCCAAAGTGACGCCCAATACCAAAAGTGTGCGGGTCATTTGATGCCAGCTTTGGTGTCTTTGTTGTCAACGATAGTCGGCTTCTTGTTGCCTCCTCCGTTGTTTTTGCGCTCAATGCCAAACGATGCCATCGCACCTGTGAGCAGTGATGCGACGAAGGTGTTGTCCATTTTCATTTGAGGGAAGATCCCCAAATACGAGGCAGTCAACAGGGCAGCACTCCAAGCGAGGACCAAAGCCTTGACCACATCCGCCATGCAGATGCCTTCCTTTTCGTGGTTGTCTTCTGGTGTTTCTGCCATGGCGCAACAGAGCTACTCTTTAAGGGTAACTAGGCCAAGCAAATGCTTCTAATCCTCAAGCCTTTGGTCATGACCATGTGGCGCTCAAGGGCGTTTAAAGAGTTGATTGTGGCGATGTTGGAAAAGATTGTCACCCGCACTGACAACGATTTGGATGACCTTGCTGTGAAGCACCTGAAGGATTTGCTGTTGCCTGACACACGAGTTGAAAAGTGAGTGGCGTCCGGCATCATCCAAGTGACCTTGCTGGTGATGGCCATGGGCCTGGCCCTACTGCCGTTCTTTCAGTTTTTTCGTGGTACGCCCCACCAGCTGGCTGCAATTAAACAACTTGAGGAGTCAATGCCGCCGGAACTACTGGAGGAGCACGAGGCTGACTGGTTTCAGGCTTGGAAAGAAAGCGGATATGACCAGCAGATCTACATGCCTTACTTCAGGCAGCTCGACAACAAGACTGGCACTGGCTACAGGGAGTGCTTTTCAAGTGCGGCTGCCATGGTGGCGGCGTTTTACAAGAAGGTTCGTACAGATGATGAGTACAACCAAATCCGTGCCAAATACGGGGACACAACATCAGTAGAAGCGCAGCTGGCGGCGTTGCAAAGCCTTGGCCTGCAGGCTGAGTTCCGAAAGGACGGTGATGCTGACATGGTTGAGCATGAGCTTGAGGCTGGCAGGCCAGTTTTGGTCGGATGGCTGCATGCGGGAAACATGCTCCTTGGGGAGCCACCGATGTGCAATGGGATGGGCTGTGGCCATTGGAGCGTGATCAGTGGCTATGCAGGCAAGAACAGCAGCGACCCAGAGTGGATCATGCAAGACCCCCTGGGCTATCCAGAAATGGAAAAGGGTGGCCACTCCAATCCACATCTGGGGCGAAATGTGCGGGTCAGACAGGCTGCGTTTTACCAGCGGTGGCAGGCAGAAGGCCCTGGGACTGGATGGGTGATCCTTGTCAGTGAGTGAGTTTTATTGGGTCTGGGCGTTTATCAGTGCGTTCTGGACAACTGTTGTGGTGCAGTGTGCCAAGCCTGTGAACTGGGATCAGTGTTCACGGGTGGATGATTGGCTGGTGCCTTGGGTGCGTGATGTGATGGAGATGCGCCAGCAAGGTGCCTATCACAGTGAAAAAAACATACTTGAACAGGCTGAGTAGGATTATTTTTTGCGTCCAACGGATGGCGGTTTTGTGTGATTGGGAGATCAAGGCCAGGTGCCGGCAAAGCCGGATGGTCGTCCCATTCAATGAAGACTTGCTGAACCCTGCCAGCTTGGATCTGCGCTTGGGCGATCACTTGATGATTGAAAGCATCTACAGCTCTGAACTGGTGCGTATCAACATTGCAGACAGGACAGAAGATGACCCGTTCATGCTTCAGTCCGGCGAGTTTTGCTTGGCTGAAACACTTGAGCTGTTTAACCTGCCCGACGACATCAGCAGTCAATTTGTACTCAAATCAAGCCGTGCAAGATCTGGTCTTAATCACTTGCTTGCTGGCTGGTGCGACCCAGGTTGGCACGGATCACGGCTGACGCTGGAGCTGAAGAACGAAAGGCTGCACCATGCAATCCCCTTGTTCCCTGGGCTGAAGATTGGACAGATGGTGTTCCATGCAATGTCCAATACGCCAATGAAAAGCTATCGGGAAACAGGCCACTACAACAATCACCTGACCGTGATGCCCAACGTGGCGTAGCTGCGGTTTGCTGGCTATAGGTGGGCAAATCCTGCAGCTGCTGGAGGTTCTGATGGGCTGGGCCGATTGGATGGTTGTTGAGCAAACGCTTGAAGAGGAGTTGCAGCTCGAAAAAACAGTGCGTGAAATCAAAAGCTGTGACGACAAGCAAGCCCTGATGAACCTATGTGTGGCCATGGCTCAGCAGAACTGGCATCACGCCAAGATGCTGCGACAGGCTGTGAATCACATTGCATCAATGGACGCAGCCTTGATGCCTGGTGAGTAAGATCTGTGTCTCATCCTTTTTAAAGGGCGAGGACAAGTGACCTGCAGCGGATCAGGTGTGAGGGGCGTAAGGCGCGCGAGCCTGTCCTAGTCCGCAATCATTTCTTGATGGTTGCACGGTGCAACCTGAGGCAGGACTCAAAGTGCCATTGAGCTTGCCAATCGTTTTTGAAGTAGCGAGTCATGCCTGCGTGGGTCACTTCCCACTGCTGGATACCGTCTTTCCAGACTTGTTTGATGGTTGGTTTCGTCATTGTTGAGCGGGGACTTACACAGGCTGCCTGGCCTACAGCGAGCACAACAGGCCGGAACGGGCATCTTGCGATGGCGGAACAGGGGAGTTGTGGAGGCTGTAGGAGAGAACAGTGCTGCTGCCCCGATTATCAAAACTCTTCGTCGTCAGCCTTCTTGGGTGTGGCTGGCAGCGTGAAGTCAGATACGTTCAGCTGCAGGCTGTAACCCTTGCCGCCATCTTTGCGGTCATACTCTTGCAGCTTGCCCTGGCCACAGACAGTGATCTTGTCGCCTTTGTGCATGTACTGCATGACCGTGTCAGCCCGCTTGCCCCAGACTTGGCAGTTGATCCAAGTGGTTTCATCCTTGCCGGTGCGTGTGGCGATGCTGAAGTTGGCGACCTGTGAACTGGTGGTTTCCTTGAGTTCTGGGTCTCTGCCGATGTTGCCGTGTGCGGTGATGTTGAGCATTACTTTCCGTTGAAAAACTTGCTGAGGATGATTTTGAGAGCTTGGTTTTGGTTGTAGTTGCGTGAATCCATGAAGTGGCGCAACTTGTCGGCTAGATGGTCGTCAAGCCGCACTTGAAAGAAGTTTTTGCGCCGCTTGAGGTCAGCTTCAGCTTGTGACTGTGGCATTGATTAGGCAGTGATTTCTTTCATGGCATTTTGGAGGAACGTGCGATGTGCGTAAGTTTGGATCTTGTCTTTGACAAGTCCCTCGGGGTAGTTGAACTCTTTGCGGAACCGTTTGATCAGCTCTTGTTTGTGGTCTGCTTTGAGTTCCTTGATGACGCCATGGAGCAGCTCCTTTTCGTCATCCTTCATTGGGTCAGTAGGTTTGGGCTCTGCTGCTGGCGCTGCATCTGCAGGTTTTGCGGATTCAGCTTTGCGGGCAGGACGGCTGACCTTTTTTTCCTGCTGCAGCTCAAGGTCAAGGTTGCCATCCGTATCCATGTCGGCGCAGAGGCCAAGGATGCTGAGGATGGCGTAGCGCCGTTGGTAGGTGCAGCTCCCGCCCCAGTCATGGAGTGGGTTGCGACCTTGGCCAATGATCATGGGTACACGGCTGATGCACTCTTCACCGCTGGTGTGGACCAGCTTGGTGATCAGGAGTGGGTTGGCCCCTTCGCCTTCAGCAGGCTCAAAGGTTTGCATGATGACCAGCCCGGCTTTGCTTAGTGGTGGTGTCACGGTGGACAACACACCGCCAAGGTCTGCGTACTTGCCGTATTGAGCTTTGGAGTCTTTGGAGATTGATGGGACTTCCTTGTGGAAGGCCACCAATGCTTTAACGAGTTCAGACATCAATGGTGGTGATGGTGATGAGGGCGCCTGGTGACTCACTGGCAGTGGCATAACGGCGTTCAGCATTGATGCTGAAAACCTGTGAATCGTCGTCGTATGCAATGCCTGTCAGTGCATCGCAAACAGCTCTACAGAGCTTGTCCAGATCCCCGATGCGTGTGACGCAATGCTGTGGAGCACTGCCTTTAAGTTCGCCATTGGCACGGAAGTGAGCTTTCGGCCTGGCAAAAACAAAGGTCAACGTCAACGACACGGGCAGTTTGGCATGCCATTGCTCAGGTTGCAACCTGCGGGCACAGCTGGCAACAACCTTCCTCCACGGATCTACGGCGGCTGAGCTTTCCCCGAGGATTGCTCTTCCTTTGATGTAGCGGTGGACTTTCTTGCTGCCTTGGGGCGCTGGTTTGCCTGGGGCGTAGAAGGTGTAGCTGTTGGACACTGCTGCCTTCGTTGAGCGTTGTAGAACGCTTTTTCTAATGCAGTCAGCTTGGGAGAGCTTTCACTGAGCGCAGCTTTTGCGCTTGCCTTTGCACCGGCAACGTACAGATGCGGTGTTGTGCTCCAGTAAATGCCCTTGCCCATTACTTCAGCTTTTCGCAGGCAGGCTGCCAACCCTGATTGCAGTGATACCGCTGTTGGGAATCAAGTGTTGATGTGATTGAGTACCAGGCTGCTGCACCGAACAAGGAAAAGGCAACAACAGCGACAATGACGTTGATCTTGGTGTTGGCTTGTTCAGGGCTGTACATCTTGGTGCGGCGTTGGCGTGGTCGGTAGGTTCTGTAGTTCATGGGTCAGCTGCGGTTTTTGGGTGGACGGCCCCGACGGGGTTTTGATGCTTGGGCTTGCTGAGCTTTGTACTTTTCCTTGGCCTTTTCCCTTGCTTGGGACAACACCCTGCAGGTTGTGTGATCCGTTTCGAGCATCTTGTAATCAGCTTGGGCATGGGCAACCTTTTGGCATTGCACCGCGATTGCCTCTTGGATCAATTCTTGGGCCTGGTGGTGGCGCCAGAACCAAGTTTCAGAGTCTTGGTTGGTGTACTCCTTGAGCAGCTTTTCATGCTCCGGAGTGACATCCTCTTGCCTGAACTGCGCTTCAATAGTGGCGTCAAAGGCAGCCATGAGCGAAGTAACCTTGCGAGCTTCCATGATGACCTTGCGGTCAGCCTCACGGACGTCATCCCAACGTTTGCGGTGCATCTGCAGGGCTTGGATGACTGCAGGGTCTTGCTCAATGAATGTCTGTTGAGCTGCGAAATCAATTGTTTGTGGGTTCATAGAACTTGGAAAGGTGTTCTTTGAAGGCATCTGGCCTTGAGCCGTATGCCTGCAAGGCTTTGCCCAGCAGGTCGGCTTCTAAGTAGCCCAACGATTGGCGGAAAGGTTGAGGCCCGTTGCCTTCACCGATGAGGGTGAGGAACTTGCCCCAAGTGCTTTCGTCTTCGTTGTTCTGCCAATCAGCCAAGCGATCCATGTGGTACAGGGCCTCTTGGTAGTTCATCGGCGGCGTTGGTGATAAAGGTCAGTGAGCTTGAGGTCCATAAGTGCAACTTGATTGGCCCAACTACCCGGCTCAGGTATGAGGTCTGTGTCAGGCAGGTTGTTCCGAGCTTTTCTGGCCAGCTCATAGAGCAGGTCCAGTTCTGCACCTGTGAAGGTGACTGTGTAATCAGTTGTCATCACATCCCCAGCTTTTGCTTGACCAGCTTGCCGATCATGTTGCGGTACTTGCTGACAGCCTTGCGGTGAGTTGTCACGGCAGCCATGTCGTTGGCGGCAATGGCGTGGCTGTAAGAAGTTTGTGCGTCATCAAGAAGAACCTTGATGCTGTCGATTTGCTGTTGGATGGTCATTGGTTTGTGTGTGTGAGGGACATCCCTGCCCCGTTGAACATATTATGGCATGCCATTGTCTGATTGGCAATCCCAAATGCGACCGGATTTGACGGCATCCCACATGACCTCATTAATTAGGTCACAAACTTCCACCCCAAGTTTGTCGGCAACCACCCTGAGGAAAACCATCAGGGGATAGTCAGTTTTGCCCTCAACCCTTGCTGTTGACCTTGTCAGCAACTCGTATGGGTTTTTCCCTTCGTAGACAGCCATCCCAAGAAGTTCAGCTTGGTTTGCCTGATTCCTGCTAGTGATTTGCTCAGGCTTGGGTTCTGCCTTTGGCAGGTCAGCCGTGATGGTGATGCTGCCAGACGGGAAGGGGTCTGCGGGGGAACGAAGCTCAGTCTGGGCTGTATTCAGCGCATATTTGTTGAGCAAGTGTTCAACGATGCTTTGATCAGTTGCGCTCTGCTCTGCCATGGGCAGTGCATGCCCAGACCAAGCAACTTTTTCGCCCTTCCATTCATGGGTGATTTGCACCCTGAGCCGCAAACCAGCTTCTTCAATCTGGAATGATTCGAGCTTCAGAAGCTCAGCAATTTTGAGGTCAGGCCGGTTTTTGGGGCCGGGGAAAACCCGAACCTTTTCCCTATTTTCTCCGTTGTAGATGTAGCCATAGAAATGGTGGGTTGGGCTGATTGTCTGCACCTCGCAGATGCCAATCTCAAGTGTTTGATTGATGAAGTCCAATGCCTGTGTGTGATGGCTTGCGAATGGTGGCATGCCAGTGACTAGCGCGCAACCCTTGGGATGATTTTTTCCTTCCGTTTGACACTTCCCTTGGCCCTTTTCTTGCCGTGTTTGATGTAACGCTGACGTGTGGTTTCCTTTGCTGCCTCGACAGCTTTAGCCCTGCCAGGTGGTTCACCTGGCCCACCATTTGCCGGGTCCAGCAGCTTTGCCCAGTTCAGATCACTCACCACCAGTCACCTAGCTCTTCCTGTTCAAATTTGTACCGGTCCCAACTGTCCAGCCAAGCCTCAATACAGTCATCAGGCTCTTGCCTGATCACACGGCATTCATTAGGTCCGGCCACAACCGTCACGCATTTGTTGACGTGAACTGCAGGGTGGTGGTCGATCAGCATGGCCAAATAACCACCCAGCTGGTCAGTGGCTGGTTCACGGGTGCGAGCCTTGCTTTTGCTGCCCACTGTTTTGAGGTCGCCCAACACGATTTCCCCTGTTGACGTTTTCAGCAGGAAATCAAACGAGCCGCCCATGGATTTCTTGGCATCGCACAGCCTGTATTCAGTGGCGATCACCTTTGCATCCCTGAACAGCTCACAATCCAGCATTGGGTCGACCCAGTCTGTCCAGTGTTCAGCGAACTCAATGGGCTCACCTTTGAGATAGCCCTCTAGTGCGTTGTGGATCTGCTGGCCCCTTGCTGCCCATCCCTTTGGGCCATCTTTGTATCGCATGATGTTGGCCAGCGCATCAGGGGAAAGCTTTGCTCCCACCACCCCTGTGACAGTCCTCGCCAGCCACTCGGCCTTGTACATGTACTTGTGCCATTCGGGGAAAAATGACAGTCCTTTGATTTCTTTGATTTTTTGGGGTTGCCAGGCCGAGTCATTCTGGGCACACTTCGCCGGCAAAGCAAGCCCAAAACGTGCCTGAACTGGAACAGATCACCAACACACGAGTCCTCATTGATCCAAGGGTGATCGCTGAAGTGGACCGCAAAAAACCAATCGGCGTCAGCCGCACTGGCTGGGTCAACCTGCTTTTGCAAAAGGCCATCGCATCTGAGCCTGAGCCGCTGGCTCGTGATTGACTACGACAAGGAGCACCAGGCATGGGAGCTTCTGCAGTGGCAGATCTGGTCATTGCCTGGTGAGTTTGATGAAGACCTAGCAGCCAAGGGCTATTACACAGACCTGCAGCGCAAACGGTCAGACCAAGCTTTAGATGCTTGGGATGCTCAGCATCCTGAGGAAACCAGCCCCGAACTTGCAGCTTTCAAAGAGCTTGAGCGGCTGGGTGTTTACGGACAACGCACATGGTTCTCGCCTTCAAAGGCCAAAGATGGGTTCTACACACAACGCCTCAAGCAACGACAACAACGCGGATCCAAGCCTTCAGGATTGCCTGGACCAAGTCGCACTACTCAAAGACGCAGCCGTAAAAGTCGTTGGCGCAACGACTGATTCTGTTGACCGCATGCTGCTGCTGCGGAACCAAGCTGAAGAGCTTGGCTGTGTGCTCAGCAAAGGTGAAGCGGCTCACTACTTGGCGCAGGCCACTGGTCGCAACGTTGGCATCCCTGAGCCAAAGCAAGGCGGGCAGAAGCTTGATGTTTCGCCTGTCCCTTGGCTGTGGGAAGGGGTCATCATGCGTGGCCGTCAGAACTTGGTGGTGGCACCACCCAAGGTGGGCAAATCAGCCCTGATGACGGCGATGGCCGCTGCTGCGCTGCGTGGTGATAGTGAGTTCCTTGGCATCCCCATCCACGGGCAGATCAACAAGTTGATCATCGTTGGCACGGACCAAAACGTTTCCGACTGGTGGGTGCTGTTTGAGCGTGAGGGCCTAGGCACCCAGGGCGTTGATGAAAACGGTGAATGTTTCCACGAGCTGGCGGAAGGCGTCATTCTTTGGAGCCTTGAGGATGCAGTGCAGCTCAACGACAACGGCCTTGACGCTATTGCTGCCATGGCGTCCAAGTATCCGGGCTCACTTGTGCTGGTGGACACGTATCACGCTTGTGTCGGCCAGCTTGGGATTGAGGAAGCCAGCAGTGACTTCGACATTCCAGCCCGCAAGCTTGAGGTCGTGCTATCTGGCACTGGCAGCACCACGGTTCTGGTTCACCACACCAATAAGTCGGTGTCTGGTGGCAATGCCATCACAGCCAGCCGGGGGAGTAACAGCCTTGCAGGTGCTGTGAGCTGGTCTGTGCTGTTGAACTGGCTGAAGGTGCCCGTTGAGGGGCAGATGCAAACCGATCACCGCATTGCTGTGAAGCCGATGGGCAGGAGCAAGGCCACCAACTTGGTGGTTGAGCTGACTGACGATGGTTGGGTCAGCCATGGCGATGGTGACGATGCCATTGCAGCTGAGGCCCGTGCCCAGGTGGAGGAGTCGCTTCAGGGCCGTCAGGAATCTGCTTATGACCACTGCTGCCAGCTGTGGGAAAACAGGGTCCATACAACCGCTGCTGAGATCGCCAGCCAGTGCAACATCAGCAGGCAGAAAGCACTCCGCACTCTGAAGGCTTTGGCCACCAAGGGGCTGATCGTGCAGGACGGTGAGTTGCCCCCTGACACTGCTGGGCGGCCTGCTGCTTTGTATCGCCCTGTATTTGACACCCCCAATGACCCATCCAAAAAAACAGGGGGTCAAAAGGGTCAAACGTGTCAAATCCAAGAATCAGCAGCTGATGAGCAAGGCCCTGGGGGTCAAAGGGGTCAAATACCGCCAGCACTGGGATCTGATGCCTCGCGCGCACACATAAAAAGGGATTTGACACATAAAACACACTTGACCCCCTCTGACGGTGGAGGGGTGCCTGAGGGTGTCTTATTGCCGGTGCCTGTTGGCACGCATGTGGAACGGTTGATTGGCGACTCTTGGAAGAACGGTTGGCTTGTGCGTGATGGGTCCAATCCCAACCGGATGGTGATTGCCAAGCTTGGGAACGAGATGCTGACCATGAGCAATCAGCGTTGGGGTGTGGACATCCGTGAAAACAAGGGCAGCGTCTTCGCTGCGCCAGCAGTAGAAGACGATGAATGGTGATGCGTGTTCTTGTTGCTTGTGAGTACAGCGGCAGGGTGCGTGATGCCTTCCGCAGTCATGGCCACGATGCCTGGTCTTGCGATTTGCTTGAGTGCGAAGGAGATCCGCAGTGGCACCACCAAGGCCCAGTTGAAGATTTGCTTGGTGACGGCTGGGACTTAATGGTTGCTCATCCGCCTTGCACCCACTTGGCAGTTAGCGGCAGCAAGCACTTCGCTGAAAAAATTGCTGATGGCAGGCAGAAGGCAGCACTTGATTTCGTGAGGCTGCTTATGGATGCACCGATTGATCGCTGGTGCATTGAGAATCCTGTGAGCATCATCAGCTCAGCAATCAGGCCACCAGATCAGACCATCCAGCCTTGGGAGTTTGGCCACCAACACCAGAAGACGACGTGCCTTTGGCTCAAGAACCTGCCACGCCTGAGGGCGACAAACGTTGTCGACAGAGGTGAGTTTGTGGTTACGGCTGGCGGTAACAAGTTGCCAGCCTGGTACTCAATCCCGCCTGGGCCAAACCGCTGGAAAGAACGCAGCAGAACGTTTCAGGGGATTGCGGATGCCATGGGCCAGCAATGGGGGAACAAGCCTTTGCCGTTGGTGGCGGATCAGCTTGGCTTGCCATTTGCTTGATGGCATGCCATGATATGTTCATCACCCGGCGACGGGACACGCCCCGCTCACTGAGCGGTTTTTAAAAATGAAGATCCTTTCTTCAACTGGTACACCTTTTACCCAGGCTGAACTTGAGGCAGCTTTTGACAAGGTTGCGGACCCTGCCGACTGGAAGAACCCCATCTACAAGGTGGTTCACCGTGACGACGTTCATGTGTCTGTGTGCGCTGTTCGCCACTTCACTGCTGCTTCTGTTGAGGTGATTGATATGTGGGGAGACAAGTTCATTGTCAGCTCACCCGGTTACCGCATGGGACCGGCAGGGGATTGCTGAATTTCAGCCAATGGCTTGCCATCTACACGGTGGCATGCCATAATCTAATCAACGGGGCGGGAGCCCCACACACACAGAACCATGCACGACGACACCATCAGGGCACTGCAGCAGTTGGCTGAGGCCCTGATCGCCAACCCCGCAGACGTCAAAGAGCTGCAGGTTTACGGAGAGCTGCCTGACCATTTGGCAGATGCCCTTCATGACTTCACCGAAGATCACATGGGATTTGAAGATTGATGGCTTGCCAATATGCCAATGGCATGCCATAATAAGTTCAAGAAAGGCAGGGATGCCAACTCACATGATCAACCTTTTCAACATCATCGAAACCATCGAAGCTGAACTGGGTGGTGAACTCACCGCCATTCAGCAGTACAAAATCAAGCAGCAAGCCAAAACCTTCATCGCTCAAGGCATCACCAACGAAGACGACCTGACTGGTGAAGTTGCTTTCTGGTTTGCTGCCAACGGCATCTGCTGATCCACACCACACCGAGAGGTACACACACCATGGACAATCACAACTACATGCTCAGCCTTTTCGAGTCGTTCCAAAAGCATCAAGATGAGCTTGAAGCCACCAACCTTCTGAAGCTTCAAGCCATGGAACCTCAATCCCGCTACTACGTTGAAGCCTCGCTTGACGGCAGGCTTGAGTGGACTGAATGGGCCTACACAACCCATGAGCGTGATCAGCTGATACAAGACGCCAAGGACTGCGGCTTTTCGTACACCGTTGAGGAGCACAAGTGATCATCAGTCGGGGAGCCTGATGCCTGCCATCCCCATGCAGGCTGAAAGCTATACAAGACCTTGGGTGCAGCAAGGAAAGGCAGGGCGCCTGTGTGTGGCGATCTATCCCCCGACTTCAAACATGGACCAACACCTTCGGACACAGCAACATCTGAACAACCTTCAAGCCTTCTTGGACTATGAGCAGCGCCTCAGAGATGCCTATGCCAAATGCCAAGATCCGCAACCTCGACGACGGTTGTGTTCAGATAACGATCGGCAACATCAGCGGAACCGTAAGTTCACACCACCTAGTTGAACCGAAGCTTCGTCAACTACGGCTACTCTGGAAAGCGAATCCAGATAACTGGCAGTGACAATCGCATCAGACAAAATCGTCCAGCGTGAAACTGAAGTTCTCAAGCCATACGAAAACAATCCACGGCAACATTCAGAAGCACAGCTTGATCGTCTTGTCCGATCAATCAAGGAGTTCGGTTTCACAAACCCAATCCTTATTGACGATGACTGCAATGTGATCGCAGGCCATGGCCGCCTGCTGGCTGCTGAGCTGATGGGTCTAGCCCAAGTGCCGACCATCACGCTTGGCCACCTCACAGCTGAACAGCGACGTGCCTACGTCATTGCTGATAACCAGCTGGCACTCAACAGCACTTGGGATGACGACGTGCTGCAGGCTGAACTGCAGGCCCTGGGTGAAGCTGGCTTTGACTTGACCCTGCTGGGCTGGGGTGATGACCTGCCCACCTTTGGTGAGGACATTGACCTGTCGGCACTGGACGACATGGACGATGACCCCACAGCAGAGCTGGCTGATGGCGTCATGAAAGCCATCCAG